CTCCCACCTTCGCGCCAGGTCGCATCGTGCCATTCCATTCGGGGTTTCCAACAATCCTCCCATCGCTGGTAGGACGCCAGTGTTGCCACGCAAAACGTGCGTGCCAAAGAGCCTAGACCCCGTTCAGTACAAGTTAAGGTGGCCAAACCTAGGAGGTGACTAACTCCCCCTCTCCCACGGCCTTCACCTCAGACGCTCCGGTTACAGCGTCAGCAGGCTCGCCACTCACCACGGGCCGTGAATGAGTGTTGAAGAATAAGCCTCGGTCTACGGGCGGACTCACCTACGCCCGGGCGACTCCGGCAGGGGGGGGGCAAACCCCGGTAAATGCAATGTCGCCTTCCCTCTCTCACCACAGGCATTTCCTCCTGTGGTCCTGGGACTAAACCGGCCGCCCACCAAACGGGTGTTGGCCGAATTAATCGTACAGCATCACTATGTACACCTGTGTTTCCGATCGCGAACACGGCGCCTACTGGCGCCACGACTCGGGGAGGCTCTCGCGGAACCCCTCCCAGTCGTCGAGTCTGTCGTAATCCCACATGTGGTCTACGAATTTGTTCCGTTCTTCGTCGCTGCACCAAAACCCGGTTGATAGTAGGATCTTGTCCTCGATGTCACATTTGCCATTGAGGCCAACAATGTGATCTACCAACTCATTCTTGTCGTCGAAGGCTTGGTTGGTGCGCATCTGCAAGTCGTAGGTTATGTCAAAGCCGGTCGCCTCTGCGTACTGCAGAAACTTCCGCGAAACGGTTGGTGCCAAACCAGCAAACTCATACGCGCGCGACATGGCCGCGGCTCCAGCGAGCTGGGTGCATTTCTTTCGGTCGCCTGCCTTGAATGCTTCAATCATTCCAGCTGAGCAGCTCGTGCCAGCCCGGGAAAAACACCGGTCAATTTCTGGCACCATCATCCACTCGTCCTTTTCCAGGTTAAACTGTGGACCACGCTCGTCGAGCCCAATGTAGTACCCGACGAAAAGCGCTCGCTTCTCCCTGATTTCAATCTTCATGTTGAAGCCAACGCGCTCCCAGAACTGCAAAATGCAGGTGTGGAGCGCCGCGCCTGGCGCGATGTTTGGCGAGGTGACAAGGAATGAGTCATCACCCTCGAACGCACTGTTCATCCACCGCTTCACCCCGGTGACGTCAGTGCCGTACCGGTGGGAGGGGTCGAGAAACTGCTCGGGGTCCTCAAAGATCGAGCAGTGCCACAGGGTGAAATTCATCCACCAG